GGGTTGACTCCTTAGAAGCATGGAAAAACTATTTAGGAGACCATATTATAGTTGCTCCGACAGGTTATTTAAACGAATGGAATATTGCAAGCGAAACTTCTAAAGCACCTGACATGGATATGCTTAGAGATTTAATTACAGCATTAAAAGGGTACAATAATGTAGATCAGGAAAAAATAAAATTTATCGGCATAAGCAACGGCTCTGCATTAGTTAATAGAGCGTTAATTGAAATTGATGATACAGATATTCATTCATATGTAAGTATTGGATCACAAATGTTTGATCCACAATATAGAAATAATACATTTTATTTTCCAACAACGCAAACAGGCGTAACAGCATCTGATTATAATACAGCTTCTGTACCATTAAGAAATAAAAGAATATTAACAATTCATGGAGCTCTTGATACAGTAATTCCATACGCTGGCGGAACAGCTATGGGCGTTAACTTTTTATCTGCACAAGAGTCTGCATTAGCATTAGCAAAAAGTCAAGGATATACAGGCAACGCAATTCCAGATGCCAGTGGTGTATATTATGGTACAAACAATACATATTATTACAGCTATTTAGGTGGACAAGTAACACATTATAAAACAGGTAATGCACATGCAGTAGAACCTTACCAACAAGAAATTGTACGTAGTTTTATGACTTATGTTTATTCAACTGCTCCTGACATATATCTAACACAAGGGTCTTCTACAGTATTAGCTCTTAATACTAGTATTGTAACTTTAATAAGTGGTACATTACCACCCGGATTACGATTAGAAGAAAATAAACTAGTAGGAACTCCATTCGAAGTGCAACGTAGTACAGAATATGAATTTGTATTACGTGCTACAAATAGTGCAGGGGTTCAAGATAGAACATTTAAAATTATAGTAAATGGTCCTGACGCACCAACATGGACAACCCCAGAAGGTAAATTAAAAATTGGTAAGAATAATGCTTTTTATATAATTGATAGTAGCATTGTTGATTTCCAACTTGAAGCAATTGATCCTGATCTACCCGCTGGAGATAATTTAGAATTTTATATTGCAGACGGAGATGGTGTACTTCCGCCAGGTATTAGATTAACAGAGACTGGAAGGCTAATAGGAATTGTTGATCCTATTCTAGCATTAGATTTAAGGGCTGGCAGTGGCTTTTATGATACTACCCAGTTTGATGGTTATCCTTTCGACTTTGGTTTAAAAAGTGCTAATGGTTTTGAAAGTTATTATTACGATACACAAGGATATGATTCCTCTATTAAAACACAAAGTCCAAAAAAACTTAATAGATTTTTTGAATTTGAAGTAAGTGTTAGTGATGGTGATACTATTACTAAAAGAAAATTTGTAATCTTTTTAGTTGGTGATGATTTCCTACGTGCTGATAACACTATTATGCAAATTGGTACAGGAATATTTACAGCTGATAATACATACCTTAGAATGCCAGTTTGGTTAACTCCAGCTGATATTGGATACAAACGAGCAAACAATTATGTAACTATTTTCTTAGATGTATTTGATCCAAATACAATTGTTGGTGCGTTAGCATATGAGTTCCAACAATACAACGATGACGAGTCTGTTAGTGTATTGCCTCCAGGCATGACGTTAGATGTTAACACAGGCGAAATTGCAGGACGAGTACCGTATCAACCAGCAGTTACAAAAGAATATAAATTTACAATTAAAGCAAGACGCTTTACTGGATCAAATGTTTTAATGGCTGAAACTCCAAAAACATTTACAATTAAAATTTTAGGTGAAGTAGAAAGTAGTATAGCATGGTCAACTGCTTCTAGTTTAGGATCAATTAATGCTAATTTTGTTAGTACATTTAGTGTTGTTGCAAAACTACTAGATCAATCAATAGTTAGTAAAGTATTATACAGACTTACTAGTGGTACATTGCCTCCAGGATTAGTTTTAAATTACAACGGCGAACTTGTTGGAAAAATTAATCAATTTAAAAAGACCCATCCTGTAACAGGAGTTGTTACTAAAGGATTGTCAACTATTGATAAAAATATATTTTCATTAGATGGTTCTACAACTACTATAGATAGAAAATTTAAATTTACAGTTCAAGCACTTGACCGTTTTGGATTTAGTGCTGTTTCAAGAGAATTTAATATTGTAGTTAAAGATCCCGATAATATAACGTATAGTAACTTATTCGTTAAACCTTTCTTAAAACAAGTACAGCGAACACTTTATAGTAACTTCATAGGTGATTCAAATATCTTTACACCAGCAAGTATTTACAGACCTAATGACCCAGAGTTTGGATTACAAAAAGATATTAAAATGTTAGTATATGCAGGAATTGAAACTAAAGATATTAGAGAATATGTTGCAAAATCAAGAATAGGACATGGTAGAAAAAGATTCAAACTTGGAAAATTTAAATCAGCAGTAGCTAAAAAGGCAGGAACAACTGATATTGAATATGAGGTAATTTACGTAGAAGTATATGACCCGTACGATATAAATGAAAAAATGTTTGATCGTACTGCATTTGATAAAGTATATGAAAATCGTCCTAAGGCTGTTAAGGTAAAACATACTATTACAAATTCAAAAAAACTTACAATTGATAGTGTTGAGTTTGAAACAATGGACGACGCGAAAAAGGAAGGAGCCGGCTTAGCTGTATTTGAAATATTAAATTCTCAAGGACAAAGAATACAAGTTGTAGCACTAGGTAACGATCTTGAAGTTATTACAAGAACTGGAACAGTAATTTATGATGCAAACGGAATTATTCAAGTAGAACTAGCGGATGGTACTACTATAACTGCTCAAAAAATTGCTACAACTACAAGTGATCCTTTTAGATGGAGACCTAAAAATACAACAATTAAAGTTGATAGTAATGCTGTTAAAATTAGTGATAGTAATGATCAAACTCGTTATATCAACAACATTACAAATATGCGAAATCAAATATCAGCAATTGGTAAAACTGAAGGAAGTTTCCTTCCATTATGGATGGCTACTGCCCAATCTAGCACAGTACAGGAATTAGGGTTTGTAACAGCTATACCGTTATGTTACTGTAAAGCAGGTACTAGTGCTAAAGTATTACTAAATATCACTAATAGCGAGTTCAATTTTAAGATATTAGACTTTGAAGTTGATAGATATATAATAGATACCACTACAGATAACAGCGCCGAGCAATATATTCCGTTCGGTAACTATGCCTTTAATGTTTAACGGCGATAAATATACATACTAGAGAGGAATACTAATGGCCAGTAATATTGACAATACCAGCATTGACGCTACATATCCTATCGCAGGACAAGATAACGATAGTCAAGGCTTTCGTAATAATTTTAGCACAATAAAGAATAACTTTACTGCGGCTAAGAGTGAAATTGAAGTTCTACAAACAAATACAGCAAAACTTAATGAAAATAATGACTTTCTAGGAAACGAAGTTACAGGCGCTAATTTAACAGCTAATACAGAAAAACTATACGCTGGCGGAACAGTAGTTGCTCCTCAGAATATTAGTTTTACAAATGGTAATTATCAAACATTTACAATTGGTGGTAATATTACACTAACTTTTACAAACTGGCCGACGGCTGATAAAGTTGGTAAAATTAGATTAATGTTGTTAGATACACTAGGTGACAGTACTGCTCGAACAGTAACATGGGCTACGTCTGGTGGTGGAACAATTAAATATGATGCTAGTTTTCCTTCACCGTTTGTTGTAGCAAGTGAGGTAAATCCAATGGTAGTTGATTTTTGGACTACTGATGGTGGCACTACAGTATACGGACAGTACGTTAGTACTTTTACTTGATAGGTAATTAATGATTCATCCGTTAGCAGATAATTTATCACAAAAGTCTGATTTAGAAATTGATAAAGCACTTTCCGAATTAACAACAAGATTTTTTCAAACTAGCAACCCCGAAGCTCAAAGTCAAATTTCATTATTAATCGACACTTATAGATTAGAACTAAGTGAACGTCAAATCAAAGCAAGATTGGACGATTCGAGTAATAAAGATCTTGACAATCTCATTAATATCAGTTAAAATACATATATGCTTATGAAAACAGACTCTCTAGGAATACCACGATTCTCAAACAAAGATCTTATTGACATGATTTATACAGGTCATGCTGATAAGTGTTATGTAGTATTGTGTGATCCTAGCGACGATATAGATAAGTTTAACAAGATATCCCAAGAACAAGGTCTTCCTACTCTTACAAAGTATATTCCGATAGATGTAGAACAAAAAGATTTTGACGAGGCATTACAATCAGAATGGTTTATGCCTGACAAATATAAAAATTTAGATATCTATAATTACATTTTAGATAAATGTCCGGATAATCCAGAAGAAATGGCTAGAGTTTGTGAGGAAATGCATGAATACGAAAAACGAGGATTATTCAATTTATTAAGATTTCTTGTATACTTAATAGATGTAATGAGAGAGAATAAAATTGTATGGGGTGTTGGACGAGGATCAAGTGTAGCAAGTTATGTGTTATACTTAATTGGCGTTCACAGAATTGACTCGATCCAGTATCAGCTATCCTGGCAAGAGTTCATGAGATAAATACGTATATAATAGGAGAAGTAAAATGGCAAACAGTCAAACCGGTCGCAAACAACACACATCAATGCAAGGTAAAGTTGTTGATATGGATTTATTGCGCCAAAAAAATGAATTAACACCAGCAGTAGGTAATGTTCGTGTTAACGCTCGCGGTGATGAATTAGGCCCTGGTGGCAGAATCATTAAAAAGCGTGAAGAAGTTATGGGTGATTATTATAGAGATCATCCACAAGCAGTTCCAAATGAAGAAGCTGGTGTTGGTGTTGCTGACATGGCAACAGAAGCAACAGTAGTACCTAAAAAAGTTTCAAAGCCTAAAAAAGAACCTAAGGTTGAAGCTAAAGTTGAAGAAGCAAAAGACAAGGATTGGTTAGAAGATGACGATGGTAACTTTATGAAAAAGGGTGACTAATAAATGGATCCGAATAATTATGATATGGCCTCACAACTTGGTGGGCCAAGTAAGTCTATTGCAGTTTACAAAGGTAGTATAAGACCATTACATGATCGTGTTATTGTTAGAGAAATGAACTTTGGTGAAATGAAAACCCAAGGTGGACTTATTATTACTTCAGATGATGGTAAAAATCATGGCATTAAACCTAGATGGGGTCAAATCTATGCTAAAGGTCATGAGAATAAAGACGAGTATGAAGTAGGTGACTGGCTTCTTATAGAACACGGAAGGTGGACTAGAGGTTTTAATGTTGAGTTACCTAATGAAGATGATGTTGCTATTCTACGTACTGTAGATACTGCTGGTATTCTAGCGTGGCAACATGAAGAACCCGACCAAGGCTACGTTGGGAATTTAACTTAAAAAAGGAGGTTAAGTTGGCAGAGATTGACTTAAAGCGGTATGAAGAATTTGTAGAAAAAGTTACGTCAGTTGAAAGTAATGTTTCTGGTGCATTCTTTGGACGAGTGCAAGAATTAGAACAAACAACAGGAACGAATATTCCATTGTTGTTAACTGCGTCAATTGGCTTATCAAGTGAAGGAGGAGAATTCAGTGAAATTGTTAAAAAATGTTTGTTCCAAGGTAAACCACTTAATGATGAGACTATATTTCATCTCAAACGAGAACTCGGTGATATTATTTGGTATTGGAGTAATGCTTGTAGGAGTCTTGGCCTTGATCCTAATGATGTAGTTGCAGAGAATGTTAAGAAATTAAAAGATAGGTACCCAGGAGGATCATTTGACGTCTATCACTCACAAAATAGGAAAACCGGAGACTTATAATATATCTCAAGACATCATTGTCTTAGACGATATTGTTCCAAGTTGGTTGCACAAAGAAGCAGTAAAAACTATTCCACATCTTGCATTAGGATTTGGCCATAAAGGTCTTGGTCCGTATCAAGGATATCAATTTTGGAGTGATCAATGGGGTGATTCTGATGCTAATAAAGACTTAGATGAAGCTCCTTGGGAATTAACAGCAATATGGAAAGTACTAAACGAAAATAGAAAAAGGATTTCTTCATCTGTCGGGAATATTCAATTAAATCAAATACAAATAAATTTAACAACTAAAAAACATGCCGGTGGGTTACACGTTGATATTCAAGAAGACGCACCTGCATATACAATGGTCTATATGTTACAAGGTGACACTGGTATGGATTTTTGGTCTAACAATCCTGAACATTTAAATCCTAAAATAGCAGAACTATCGCATGGAGTAACTCAAGGTAGAGTTACAGAAGCAGAAGTACATGCTGAAATAGAAAAAACAAGAGAACTAGCATATAAAAATAAGAGCTTACGAACAAAAGACGGAACTTGGTATGACGATGACTTTGCTAATCATTCAGGTGAGATGGATTCGTTTAAGTGTCATACAGTTGATTGGAAAGATGGACGTATGGTAATATTTCCTAGTAAATTTATACACCAAGGATTACCAGTAAAAGATGTAAGCCCACGTGTAACTATGGGGTTTATTTTTAGTGGCGAAGCTACACCATTTGCAAAACAACACAGAATTATTCATTCTATTTTTAATCAAGATAATATAGATAACTGGGGCGCACAACCTGAATGGGGCGGCACAACCGTAGACATGGAATGATAGATAAAGCCCTTATAATCGCTAATCTAAGAGAAGTATATGATCCAGAGATGGAAGGTATTAACGTATACGATCTAGGACTAATATACGATATCAAGATTAATGTAGAGGACCAATGGGTAGAGATTACTCATACATTGACTAGTGCGTTTTGTCCATTTGCAGATCAAATGGTTGCGGATATAACGAAAGCAGGATATGTACCTGAAGTTCTCAACGTGGAAGTGATTACCACATTTGACCCACCGTTCACTATGGATAGTGTGTCTGAAGAAACAAAAATGATGATGGGATGGTTATGATAGATAAAGCTAACATTATAGTGCTTGATGAGTTAGTACCGGATTGGTTGGCAGATCAAATTGAAGCTGTAATACCTCACATGCCTTTAAGATTCGGACATCGAGGATTAGGGTATGATGAAGGTTATAATACCTTTAGTGAACAATGGACACGAGATGTACAACACGGTGCTACTATTGATCATACAAATTTTTTAGCTGATATGCCTTGGGAACTTAAAGCACTTTGGACTGTAGTTCATCACAAAAAAGTAAAACTTTTTAAAAACATTCAAGACGATTTACAGTTAAATCAAGTACAAATTAATTTAACTACAGAAGAACATTATGGCGGACTACATACTGATGCTCCTGAGGATTCAGTTCAAATGACCACGCCCGGATGGATTCCCTCACACACTATGGTATACTTTTTACAAGGTGATACTGGTATGGAATTTTGGTCAGAACGTGACGGTGAATGTGTTCATGCTGTTGATTGGAAAAAAGGACGATGTGTAGTATTTCCAAGTAGTTACCCTCACAAAGGTTTACCACCCAAAGACATAAGCCCACGAGCTACAATTGGATTTATCTTTAATGGATTACCCCTTCAAAAATAATACTTGACATCTCCTACATTTTAGTCTATAATATACTTAAAATAAGGAGAACAATGAACGCAATAATAACAAAAATAGGATTATGGCACTCTAAAATATTTGAAACTCTTTCAAGAAAAGCTAGAACTTCAAAATTTTGGGCTATATTATTAACCCTTGCTGTACTATATGAAATTGTTGAACATATAGTTTGGCCAATATTAGTACCATATCTAATTTATATGCAATGGTTTAAATAAGGAGAGTATGTGAAATTACCAGTACAACGTATGAGCATTGGTACCGTTGGTGCTACAGGCATTACATTAATGATTCTACATATTACAGGTCATTTAATAGGCTGGGCTTGGCCAGTGTTATATATTTTTATAATTTTGGTAGCCGCCGGACAAGAGGGAACTACAAAACGTGACTAGAATTAATTTAGTACCTATTAGTGAATTAGCTGATCAACATCTTGTTGCTGAATATAGAGAAATTTTTATGGTTGGCTCGTCATTACAACGATCATTAAAATCTCCTAATTGGTGTAAGACTAAAAATTCGTTGCCAAAAGAGTTTACTCTTAATAAGGGACATGTAAAGTTCTTTTACAATAAAGGCAAATACCTATATAATAGATATTTAGATCTTGTTGAAGAAATGAAAAATAGAGGAATGAATCCTGATCCATTACGTAAATTTAAAAGAGAACAATGGCCCGATGAATTATTTCACGATTGGATCCCAAATGACAGAGATTTATTAATTATAAGAGAGCGAATACAATCAAGAATACAACAGAAACCAAACTGGTATAGATGGAGTCAAAATGAAAGAACTTTGGGTAGAGAAGTATAGACCGAAAACTATAGACGGATATGTCTTTCGGGATGAGCATCAAAAAAAACAAGTTAAGAATTGGATTAAAGAAAAAACAATTCCGCACTTATTGTTTAGTGGTAACGCAGGTATAGGTAAAACAACACTTGCAAAGTTATTGTTTAACGAGCTTGATCTTAATGATTTAGATATCCTTGAAATTAATGCAAGTAGAACAAATAGTGTAGAAGACGTTCGTGATAAAATTGTAAACTTTGTACAGATGATACCATTTGGGGATTTTAAAGTTGTATTACTTGATGAGGCTGATTATCTTAGTCCAAATGCTCAAGCGGCATTACGTGGAGTTATGGAAGAATATCACACCACTTCAAGATTTATTCTTACTTGTAATTACCCTAATCGGGTTATTCCTGCTTTGCATAGTCGGTGTCAAGGGTTTCATATTGCTCGGATAGACCAAACAGAGTTTACGGCTCGTGTAGCTGAAATTCTTATTACAGAAGGTGTTACGCCAGACTTAGACACACTTGATACGTATGTAAAAGCTACATATCCTGACTTACGTAAATGTATTAATATGGTGCAAATGAATAGTTCCGATGGTACTCTTTTAGCCGCAAACGAAATGGATAAAGGCGATGCTGATTGGAAATTAGATATGGTTCGATTATTTAAAGCAGGAAAAATAACCGAAGCTAGAAAACTAGTTTGTGGATCTGCAAAAGCAGAAGAAATGGAAGATGTATATCGTTGGATGTACGATAATATAGAAATGTTTGGTGATGAAGATAAACAAGACAAAGCGGTTATCATTATTAAACAAGGATTAGTTGATCATACATTGGTCGTTGATCCAGAAATTAACTTAGCCGCGACAATGATTAAACTAAACAATTTAAATGGATAACAATATTACACATTCGTTCGACGGGTTTATAGGCATTTTTGATAATGTCCTTCCTGAAAATCATATAACAGATGTTATAAAATATTTTGAAGATCTAAATAAAACAGGCTTTATACAATCTACTAAAGACTTTGTTCCAGCACATGAACGAGATATGGATGAAGTCCAGTTTATAGAACAGCATATAATACATCAGGTTCGTGGAGTATTTTTACAAGAGTTTTACAAAATATTATGGGAAACTATCTGGCCTATATACACAAGTAAATTTAGTATATTAAAAAATACACGTATGGAGGCTGACGGACTAAAAATGAAACGTATTAAGCCAGGCGGCGGCTTTCATGAGTGGCATCACGAAACTGGTGATACTAACAACGGTAGAAGGGTTGTAGCACAAATGTATTTAAATGATATTGACGAAGCAGGTGAAACAGAATTCTTATATCAA